CCTGCGACTCAACTTCAAAGGCATCAACATTAAAATCCTTTTTAACCTGATCAAACAAGTTCTTGGCCAGCATGTTACGCTGAACCATATCCTGGTATTCATTTCTCTTCTCTGCCGATAATGCATCCTGTGCATAGCACTTTACATCAAACAACCTGTCTGACATACCATTGACCACAATATCAACAAACTTAGGTATGATAGGAACCGGTGTCCAGTCCAAGTTTAGATAACTTAGGTCCCCGTCAATAGCAAGCTCGTTCTTGTACTTGCCTACTGACTGCTCGCCTCGCGCGTATAGCCGAAGCCTGTGAAACTCTCTAAACTGATTATAAAATCTGCAGGACAAACCGTCCCGTCTGAACCATTCATACTGAATAGCTTGTCCTACCTGCAAGCCGAACTCCTTTTTCTTTTTGTCTGCATCCGAGACAAATTGATCAGGGAAGGCCGCAGACTTAATGTCGATCTGGATTCCTTTCATTTAATAAGTTGGCTTACTGAACTACTATTATTATACCTTGCAAAATTAATACTTATTTTTGATTTCTGTTGAGTGGGTGTGTAGAGGTGCTTTTGGTTAGCCATTATAGCTAAGCCTGAACTAATAGCCGCATCATACTTCGTCCGGTTGTTAATATCAAACTTAGCCCAGTCCTCCAGCGTTTTGGTGAAGTACATCGTACCCATATCGTCTGAATCCCTAAAAGACCCTGATATATCAATGCCTATGTGCTTTTCAATATAAGACTCTATAGCTGCCGCGTGAGACTGCTTTACATCCTCAGATGTATTGGGTATGCCTCCAAGCTCCCTTTCCGTCTTAGATAGCTTGTTGTAAGCCTTATCCGGTCTATTCATCGAAAACCCCCTGTACCCACGGTTCTTTAAATGATATAGCAAGCGAGGCTTGTTGTTCTCTGCAAGTATGGGCATGCCATAGAATACGCAAGCCATAAGAACCTCCTCAAAGAATATCTCTGCGGTCTGTGGTCGTGCAATGTATTCAAGAAAAAACTCGTTACTTGGTGCGTCATCCATATTAAACTTAGTCAGTCCATGCAGTGCACCATTAGACCCTTTACCGACTACCACACCTGATATGTCATAAGAGTCACACCCAAAGCACCCCAAGTGCTCATTGCCAGGATACTTAATGCCATTGCGAATATCCACTCTGTTTTGCAAATGTAGCGGGGGCGTCCAGCTTACCAGGAACCGGCCACTTTTGTTTGGGCTCCATACAACCTTGGTGTCCTTTATGCCATTCTGCCATGAGAACGAACCCCTGGTTAAATGATGTGCTGTAATCAATGAGTCATTATAGTCAATCTGCTGATAGATCTTTGTGAGGTTAAATATGGATTGCTTACTCTCATCTCTAAACGCATGCGACTCGCTACGAGGGAACTGTCGGTAAAACTCATTAAGAGCATCCGGATCAGCACCAA